CAAACTATGACGGCCGACAATGGCAGCTCTCAATCTCAAGCTACGGTGCACAATGAAGTGCGGCTTGATATTGCAAAGTGGGATGCCCGCCAGCTTGAGGCTTGCGTGAATGAATACCTCGTTAAGCCTTACATCATTCTCAATTGGGGCGTGCAAGAGCACTACCCCAAAGTACGCATTACAGTACCAGAGCCGGAAGATTTAAAAGTCTTTGTCGAAAGCATCACGCCATTGATTGACCGTGGCTTGAAAGTATCGGCTTCTGACATGCGCGATAAGTTTGGCATGAGCGAAGTGACCGATGATGAAGAAGTGCTAGTGCCAATGGCAGCGGCTTCTATGCAGAACCTGCCAGTTTCAATGAACCGACGTTCGACAAGTGTGGCAATTAACCGCGTAAGCAAAAGCGGTGAGCAAGAAATTGACACCATGACAGATGAAGCAATGGGCGAATGGGAAGAAGTAGCTGAAGACTTTATGAACCCTATCATTGCGGCGGCCAACGGTTCGCAAAGTTATGACGAGTTCTTAAGTAAGCTGCCGCAGCTACAGCAAGACCTTGGCGCAGAGCAGTTCGTTGAACAAATGGCTGAGTATTTGTTGAAGTCTCGCGCGCTTGGAGATTCGTCCGATGCCTAGAGACATCATCCCGCAAGAAGCGCTGGAATGGTTTAAGCGCAAAGGCATTAAGCCAAGCTTTGACTACTTAGACGTATGGAAGCAAGAGCACACCAACGCGTTCACCGTCGCGAAGATGTTGAATGCTGACTTGCTGGTTGATGTAAAGCAGATAGTGCAAGACGCGATTGAGCAAGGCCAAACATTTGAGCAGTTCCGCAACGTACTTAAGCCACTGCTGGTTAAGTCGGGTTGGTGGGGTGTGCAACAAATGGTTGACCCATACAGCGAAGAAATACGCCCCGTTCAACTAGGCAGTGAAGGCCGTTTAAAGACCATTTACAAAACCAATATGCGAACGGCCAGAAGCGCAGGCCAGTGGGAGCGCATTCAAAACACCAAGCGCGCGCTGCCGTATTTGCTCTATCAACTTGGGCCGTCAGAACAGCACAGAATGGAACACGTGAAATGGAACGGCGTGTTACTGCCAGCCGACGACCCTTGGTGGGATGTACACATGACGCCCAACGGATGGGGTTGTAAATGTTGGATCCGGCAAGTGTCGCAGTTTGAAGCAAAAAAGCTGACGGAAGGCGGCAAGGTTTCAACTACTGCGCCACCCAGCAAAGATAAGCAGTGGGTGAACAAGCGAACGGGCGAAGTGGAAGTGCTGCCCGTCGGTATAGAGCCGGGTTGGAACTACAACCCCGGCAAAGGGCGAGAGGAAATGCTCGCCAAGGATTTGCAAAAGAAAGAACAACGAATGCGCGATGCGTTCTCTAGTTAACAGGAAGGAAAAAACATGGCAACCGAAACGAAAGTAATTGTCGCTAATGAATATCGCCAAATCAGCGTTGGTTTGAAAGGCGTATTTGTAAACCGTGGCGCAGCCTGCGGGCAGATGCTTGTCGCAGAAACGCAGCCAGAGGCCAGTGCCGAAGGCGACCCAATGCAAGTCGCTAAGCGTTATGTCTATGAGCTGGCAGGCAGCGAGTTGGTGTGGGCGAAAAGCAACGGAGGGCAAACCAACGTAGGGGTAACGCCAGCATGATTTATGAATCGCCCTTAACTTCAGAAGCGGATGCACCGCGCCGCAAAAGCGAAGTGCTGTTTGACTTTTCATTGTCGCCTCTGGTGTTAACGCAGGGCGTGACATACAACTTGATCGAAGTCATTAAGGCTTATGCGTCAGTGTCTGGCGGCTTGATGCCGTTCTTTGATACTGCATCTAACTTGCTGCGCAGCTTTAACGATGACCAAAGCTTGCACTTCAAAGCGAACTTCATTGGTAGCTTTCCGGGTGCAGCGGCCACGCGTTCGCTAGAGCTGGATTTTCTAGGCACCGATGGCAACCGCTTGGTGCAGAACCGCAGCTTAGAAGTGGATGAAGATGTGCTGACGTTCTCTACGTTCTTCAGTGTCGATAAGGGTGGCAACATTGCAACCAATGGAACGGCCATTCAAATTCGCGCCAATGGCCGCGACTTTACTTGCACCAAGCTGCTGCTGATTGCAGAGCAAGAAACGTGGTCAACGGAAATGCTAGGAGGTGGATTGTGATTTATGAAGAAAGCGGATGTGAGCCAGCAAGCTTTGTTGGTTCTGCACCGCTTGGCTGTGAGCGAGTGACTGTAACCGCAGCGCAATACTACCCGCGCTTTGATGGTTTGACTCAGTATGCTGTTATTTCTGAGCCCTCGCCTTTCGCTATTCCAGATGGAATGGATTTTGAGTTGAGCTTTAAGTTGATGCGCACCAGTTGGCCGGGCGGCGCTTTTGCTATTTCTTCTCGTTCTGGCTCTAGTTATGGACTTAATATTTATTTGTCAGGCAATGGCGATGACGGGGCAGGTTCTGTTGGTGTCTTCGGTACATCATTGGCCGCTGTCGGATTTTCTGCCAATGTTGAATATCGTATTTCGGTGAAGCGCGTTGGTTCGATTTGGTCATTGCTTGTTGGTGGTAATGTCGTTGCTGAAAAAGAAACATCACTTGCGGCTATCCCTTTGGTCACTAACTCTACATTGGCTGCATTAGATGGCGGAACGTTTAAGATGCAAGGTTTTGTGTATGAATTGCAACTAACTGTTGGCGGCGTTTTGGCGTATGCATTGCCAATGAATCAAAAGCCTATGGCGGTTCAGTTGCCTTCTGTGGGGGCTTCATCCGCTACGATAATCAATCACACAGAAGCAATGTGGGAGCAAATATAATGAAACAAGTGTATGCGTTTATGCCAGTGGCATGTTGGGTTGCTCTTTCGTTGCCGCAATTTAAGAATGCTTTGGATACAACCGAAGGTTATAAAATTGCCGTGTTCACGAACGTAGAGCAAGAAGCGATAGAAGGGCTAGCGAAGCAGTTGGGTTATGATGTAGTTGCGCTTTCAACTGAGCAAACTATTGCAAGCATCGAATCAAAAGAAGATCGCTTTTTTATCTGCGACTATTCCACTGCTTTTGAAGTGCATCAGTATTTCGCAGTCAAATCGCTGTAACGAACTCTAAGAGCATTGAATAAGTTAATGGCTACAAAGTTACTCGCAAAAAAGTTTAAACGTTTCTGACGCGATTTAAACGGTGTTTAAACATGGTCTAATGATAAGTTTCAGGTTGGTTTTGCGTTTGACGCTTGCTAACCTGATTTTTTCGGGTAATCTTTAAGCGCTGGATACCTTCCTAAAAAACAAATCAAACCACCACAATTGAGCAATTGACGTTATTTCGAGTCAGTTGCTTTTTTTTTGCATTCTTAACTCCACGGAAACGAGTTCATACCAACCCAACGACAAGGAGGTTGTTATGTAAGTTCTAACTAATGGAGTTCACATGTCGTTCAAAGCTCTCACAGCACTTTGCTTTAACATGAGTTCTGTTGTTCAAGATGACCAAGGTCAGTGGTTACCAATGATTCCTGCTGGTCAATTCACAGGTATCGATGGTCGACCTTGGAATAACGCTTATCCAGAGCGCGTTGTCGCAAGCTTTGTTAAGAAGCTCCCCTTTGATGTTGAACATTCCACGCAGCTAAAAGCACCCAAAGGCGAGCCTGCCCCAGCGGTAGGTTGGATCGTAAAACTAGAAATTCGCGATGGTGAAATTTGGGGCTTGATTGAATGGAATGAAGACGGCCAGCAACTTATTGATAAGAAGAACTACGCGTATTACTCGCCTGCCTTTGCTCATACGCAGCAAGGGGTAGTTGCTAACATCGAAAGCGCAGGCTTAACCAATGATCCAAACCTTGGCGTACCCGCTCTAAATCGTAAAGAGGATTTACCAATGCCACTTCCAAAGCAACTGACTGACGCACTCGGTCTGCAAGAAACTGCAACTGAGCAAGATGCAGTAACCGCTATCACTAATCTTAAAGAAGAGAAAATGGTAGCGCTTAACCGCGCTGAAAAGTTTGATTTAAACACTTCAGTACCAAAAGAAACCTATGACGTTGCATTGAATCGCGCCATTAAAGCGGAAGCTGCGGTGCAACAAATTGAAGATCAAAAAATGGAAGCGTTAGTACAAGCGGCCATTGATGACGGCAAGATTGCACCAGCCAACAAAGACATGTTTGTTGCAATGTGTCGCAGCCAAGGTGCTGAGCAGTTCACCGCGTTCGTCAGCACTGCCCCTGCTATTGCGACTAATGCGCAGAAGAAAACCACCACTACTGCGCAAGGTGAAGGCGAGCTAACGGCAGACGAAGTGGCCTTGTGTCGTGCAATGAACGTTTCTCATGAGAGCTGGATTGCTGCTCGTAAACACAAACCAAATTACTAACGGAGAAGCATCATGGCTTTTACCCAAGCACAAATTATTGAAGCGTTGACCATTGGCAGCAACGCAGCGTTCACCGAAGGGCTAAGCACAGTTACCCCTCAGTGGGACAAAATCGCCACCAAAGTTCCTAGCTCTGGCAGCTCTGAATTCTACGGTTGGCTAAAAGACTTGCCCGGCATTCAAGAATGGGTAAGTGATCGTCAGTTGGTTGAGCTTGGCTCACACGGCTATGCAATTGCTAACAAGACTTATGAAGCGTCTATCAAAATCAAACGTGAAGATTTAGAAGACGACAAAATTGGTAAGTATTCCGTGCTTGCGAAGGCGTGGGGCCGTGAGTCTTCATTGTTCCCAGATAAGAACTGTTACGGTCTTTTAGCGGCTGGCTTTACCACCTTGTGTTATGACGGCCAGAACTACTTTGATAGTGATCACCCACTAGAAACTGACCCTGCTGGCACTTTCTCTAACGTAATTGGTGACCCTTCAACAGATACAGGTTCGCCTTGGTTCTTGCTAGATAACACGCAAATTCTACTGCCGATCATCTATCAAGACCGTCGCCCACTAAGCCTAGAGTTTATCGGTGCAACGTCTGAATACGCTTGGTTCAACAACATGGTGGCACAAGGTGTTGATGGCCGCGCAGGGTTTGGCTTTACGTTCCCGCAAATTGCTATCGGTTCTAAAGCCGCGCTGTCAGAAGCGAACTTCGAAGCAGGTAAGCAGTTGCTGGCTGGCATGAAGAAAACCAATGGCACCCCACTTGGAACAATGGCAACTGTGTTGGTGGTTGGCCCGTCAAACGAAGCAGCGGCGCGCAAGTTAATTGCTCGTGAGTTCTTGGATAACGGTCAATCAAACATCTACTACAACAACGTTGAGATCGTGGTTAGCCGCTACTTGGCTTAATAACGAAAGGCATATCAGCTTAACAGCGAAGACGTGCTGGCGGTGTTCATTCACCGCCCGTTTAAACACCGTTTAAAAGGAGTTCACTGTGAGTGGAACTACAAACCCAAAGCGCACTAGTCGCGCAAAGCCAAAAGCGGCCACCGGAACTGTTAGCGCAGCAGTGGAAGAAAATTCCACCGTCGATGCAGCGCAAGCCGAACCGGAGCAAGTAGCAACCCAAGAGCCTCCTCAATCGATGCCAGAGCCGCAAGGCTCGGCTGATGAGCAGAAGTCGGAGCAAGATGCTGAGATGACGGGCTCTCAACTTAAAGTGAATCAAGATGAAAAAGTTAAAGATGAAAGCTCAATGGATGCTGCTGTGCAGCCTTCTGTTAATGACGATATCGCTGTCGGTATTCATGGTGCCTTTAAAGTACGCGCTAAGTCAGATCAAGGTTTTTGGCGCTCAGGTATTCAATTTCTGCGCAACAAAGAAACCGTTTTGCTTGTGGTTGACGAAGTACCAGAAGACCAGCCTAAAACAATGGCTCAGGAAGATGACGAACCAGAACTTGTTTTGTTCGTTACTGCGGAAACGGCAAAGAGAATCCACGGTGAACCTAACCTTGTGGTCGAAGTTGTCGAACTCGCAGACGTTATCGACCTAGGCGATACGGAGTAAACCAAGTGGCAATCTACGCAACCAAGCAAGACTTAATTGACCGCGATGAGCAGATGCTTTGGAACTTCGCGATTGACCGCGCCACTGGCGAGCTTAGCGACACGTACATTAACCAAGCGCTTGACCAAACCGACGAAGAAATTAACTCGTTCCTTGGCCGTCGCTATGTGCTGCCGCTGCCAACGGTTCCGGGTATGTTGAATAAGATTGCCATCATCATTGCGTTCTACTGGTTAGCAGACCGAGACAACCAAGCGACAAACTTGCTTGAAAAACGCTACAAAATGCAGCTTGAAACCCTGCGTGAAATTGCAAACGGACGCCGCGAACTTGGCTTGCCAACCATTGAAGCTCCCACTGAAAGCAGTGTGGGCAAGGTTGAGCTTATCCAAGAGAACGAGCGCATGTTTACTCGCAACAGTTTGCGCGGGGTTCTGTAATGTCTATCAGCGTTCAAGTCACTGGCACTGAAGAGCTTCAACGCTTTCAGCGAATACTTGAAACGCTGAGCGACCCAAAGCACAAAGCCGAATTATTGAACGCCCTTGGCGGCGTGGTGGAAAGCCAAACACGGAGACGCATTCAAGATGAGAAAACCGAGCCTGATGGTAGCCCTTGGGATGCTTGGTCTGATTCTTATTCCAAGTCCCGCCACGGAAATCAGTCCCTGCTGCAAGGTGACGGAGGCTTGGTGGACTCTATCCAGTACGTGGTGCAAACCAATCAAGTTCGAATTGGATCGCCACTGGCCTACGCTCGCGTCCATCAAGAAGGATTTTCAGGTGCAGTTCAAGTGGATGCGCACACGCGCCTTATCACTCAAGCATTCGGCAAGGCGTTGGCGTTTCCTGTTTATCAATCTGTCGGTTCCTTTAGCCGAATGATGAACATCCCACAACGTGAGTTCTTAGGCTTAGGCCGCGAAAACCAAACCGAAGTCTACGCCGTTATCGGTGACTTTATGCAGGAGCTAATGCGATGAGCAGACCAGACTTCAACACAACGGGTTCTACTGTTTGGGCGTGTGAAGAGATCGTCAATTACCTTAAGCCAATCTTGGAAGGTGAAGTGCGTGAAGTTGGCAAGATCCAAACAGTTGAGCGCCACGTTGGCCGCTTCGATACCCCTGCTGAAGTAAAGCGTTGGCTTTCAAACCGTGACGGTGGCGTGCGTATTGCGGCGCTGAGAACGTCGGGCAATGAAGTGATTGGTGGGCGCTTAATCGGCATGGTCGATTTCGTGGCGTACATCTTCACTGCTGACCAGTTCGGCTACCCGCGTGATGCGCGAGCAGAAGTGATCGCCGGAAAACTCGTTAACTCGCTAGTGCGTAAAGCGGCACCGACCAGTGCTTATGAAAGAGCATCCAACGTGCGCAGCGACAACTTATACAGCGGAAAGATTGATGAGTTAGGTGTGGCGATTTGGACGGTAACCTGGTCGCAGAAGTGGCGACTAGATGAAGAGCTAGACCTAACAACATTAGATGAATTTAGAACCTTCGGCTTAACGGGCGAAGTGGCAGAAGGCGCACCCACTATTGATGGTGAAGTGCAACTACCTCAGTAACCAAAACAACGGGAAGTAACCATGTTGATCTTACTAAAACCAAAAAGCAAAGACGTGCCAGTGCGCAAGCCTGAAGGCGGCTTCCTCGCGGAAAAGGGCGAAGAAGTAGAACGCACTTCGTATTGGGTGCGACGCATTAAAGACGGTGACGTTATCGACGTGAAAGCCGAAGCAGAGCAAGCGGCCAAAGCGAAAGCCACAACCAAAGCAGTGAAAGCGAAAGCCGTAGCAGAGCAAGGAGAATAAGCATGTCATTAGGCAGCATTCCAAACGATATCAAAGTCCCTCTCGTTTATATCGAGATAGACAACAGCGAAGCGAACAGCGGCACACCTGCGCTTGCACAAAAAGTGTTAGTGATTGGTGGGCAAGGTTCAACGGGTGCGGCAACACCGCTTACCCTTAACCGCATCACAACCAGTGAAAGCCAAATGGACTCGCTTTACGGCAAAGGCCATATGCTTTCATTGATGCTAAAACGCTTTCGCAAAAGCAACCCATTCACTGACGTATATGCGCTTGGCTTGGCAGATTTAGCAGGTTCAGCGGCCAAAGGTGAGTTGACCGTGGCGACAACGACGGTTAAAGCGGGTGTGATTGCTTTGCTTATTGCGGGTGAGTCAGTCCAAGTTACCGTAAAAGAGACGGATACGGCCGCAACTATTGCAACGGCCATCATTGCTAAAGTGACTGCGAATGAAAACCTGCCTGTTACTGCTGCATTAAAATCGGCAACGACTGAAACGGTAGAGCTAACGTGCAAGTGGACTGGCGCAACAGGTAACGACATTGATATTCGTTGGAACTACTACGACGGCGAAGTGCTGCCCGGTGGCGTAACGCTAACCAAAGTGGCCATGACGGGTGGCGCAGGAACGCCAGACATGACAAGCGTTATCGCGGCCATTCCTAACGAATGGTACAACCACATTGTCATGCCATTTAACGACACTCAATCACTTAACGCCTTGCGTGATGAGCTTATCTCGCGTTGGGGCCCACTCAAGATGATTGAAGGCATTGCTTACACCGCGTTCCGTGGCACGTTTGCAGAGTCTGGCGCGTTTGGTCAAGCCCGTAACGACTTCTTATTTAGCTGCATGGGTACTAATGCTTCGCCACACGCGCCTTATGAATTTGCTGCTGCCTATGCTGGCCGCGCATCTTACTCGCTTGGCATTGACCCTGCTCGCCCACTGCAAACGCTTGTGCTAACGGGCTTATTGCCGCCAGCCAAAGGCGACCAATGGGACATGACAGAGCGCAACCTGTTGCTAGGTGACGGTATTGCCACTTACATGGTGACACCGGGCAATGAGATTGCGATTGAGCGTGAAGTGTCAATGTATCGCGAAAACGCATTCGGTGACCCAGACCCAAGCTATTTGGATATCACCACCCCTGCGACTTTGGGTTACTTGCGCTACTCACTGCGCACTATGGTGACGAACAGCTTCCCTCGTCATAAGTTAGCTAATGATGATGTGCTTCCTTTGTTAGAACCTGGTCAGCCAGTGGTCACACCGAAGATTATGCGCCAAGCGATCATTAATTTAGCAACCACTGATTGGGTTCCTAAAGGCTTGGTTGAAGACTTGGCAGGGTTTAAAGAGTCTCTGGAAGTTTATCGAGAAATTGGAGATCAAAACCGTCTCAACTGCGTGTTTAAACCAGATATCGTGAACCAGTTCCGTATCTTCGCTGCACTAATGCAATTCGAGCTATAAGGAGTATTCAATGAGTGTTTTGGGGCAAGTCGTTATTCGAGTGAATAACAAGCAAATCAAGTCGAAAAAAGGGTGCGTGTTGAACGCTGCTGGTTTCAATTCAACAGAGCACCTAGGACCGGGGCGTTCATGGGGCGCGTCATATGAATACGTGGCACCCACAGTGCAAGTGCCAATCGCTGCTGCTGAAGATGTGGATGTGCTGGAAATCAGTGCTATTCGAAATGCAACGCTAGTTTGGGAAGGTGATAACGGCATCGACTACTTGCTTACGAACGTGTCACCGCAAGCGCCAGCAACGCTCAGTGATTCCGGTGATATTAACGTCACGTTCCGAGCGGATAAGATGGAGCGCATCTAATGGCCGTGATGACGTTTGATCTCAAACACGGCTACAAGGTGGGTGAATCTACCCACCTTGAAGTTGGGTTGCGTGAGTTGAGTTCCGGTGACTATATCGACGCGCAACTAGCCGCAGAGAAAGTCGTGGTCATTGAAGGTCGCCCAATGGCGTATACGTCTGATGTGATGTACGGCCTAGAGTTGATGATTCGTCAAATTGAATACGTTGGTGCGGTGCAAGGCTTCTCTGTTAAAGAGCTGCGCAAGCTACACCAAGATGACTTTAATTTGATTCAACAAAAAACATCAGAGCTAGACCAGCTCATCGCTCAGGAGCTTGAAGAGCGGGGGCGATAATAAGGCGCTAGCGGAGGTTTGTGAAAACTTGCAATTAGCAATGTGTTCCAAAGTTCCGCTAAGCGTCAGCAGTCAGTGGTCACTTAGAAGGCTGCTAAGAACCTACCGAAAATTAAGAGAGTTAAGCAATGGCCCAAAAGCTTGAAACCGATATCGTTCTAAACCTTGCGGGTAACCTTGCCGCCAAAGCGCGACAGTATGGTAACTCCATGAGCGACTTCGCCAAGCGAAATGAAAAGGCCATGACGCTAGTTAAGAAAACCACGGCCGCTGCTGGCCGTGGTATTGACACTTTAGGTAATCGCTATGTTGGCCTAGCGGCTGCGTTCGCCACTGGCGCAACGGTTCGAGGTGTTGGTAATTTCTCAGAGCAAATGACCCGCATCGGCACGAACGCTAAGCTAACGAGTGAGCAGGTTGATCTGCTAAAAACATCAGTTCAAGATTTTTCTAATCAAAAAGATATCCGTATTGATACCACTGTGCTTGCTTCTGGCGTTGATGAGCTGCTAGGTAAAACGGGTGATTTTAAATTCGTCATGGATAACCTAGAAAATATGGGTTTATTCATGCAAGCATTTGGGGCAGACGCACAGTCAACGGGGGCTTTGTTTGCTCAGTTTCGTGAGAAAGGCATTAAAGATTCACAAGCTGTCATGCAAACTATTGACGAGCTTTACGGTCAGTTCGCTATTGGTAGCGTCAACGTTAAAGATTTGGCATCTATTTCAGAGCAGCTATTTGCAACGTATCAAGGCAAGGGCCCGCAAGCAATTACCCAGATGTCAGCTTTAGTTCAATTGTTTGCTAAGGCTAAAGGCAATGCGAATGAATCATTAACATCGATTCAAGGTGTGTTTGCTACATTCTCAGATAAAAAGAAAGTTGAGTTTTTAAATGCACAAGGAATAGAAGTATTTAAAAAAGGAACCAAAGAGCTACGCGAGCCAGTTGAATTATTATTAGAAGTTTTAGATGCCGCAAAAAATGATCCATTAAAACTAGGTGATGTATTTGACCAGACCTCTCTGCAAGGTTTGGCATCTTTATATTCTCAAGAGAATAAAGATTTATTAAAACAAATGACGACTGGAACGGGTGAATATGGTGCAACGCAAGTCGCAGCAGCAAAGAATGCCGCTGAATTTAATAACGCCATTCGTTCGCTAAATAATTCATTTAATCAATTTGCTGAGCAGAGGTTGTCTCAGCCGATTAAAGATATTGCCGATGCTATTAACAGCGTTGATGATGAAACCGTGCAGAACTGGCTTAAGTGGGGCGAGACGGCCTTATGGGTAGTTGGCGGTTTAGTTGCGGCCAAGAAAGGTTTGGAAGTCGCTAGCGATCTTAAAAATATTTTTGGTAAAAAGCCCGGTGCAGCTGGCGGTGGTGCGGGTGGTTTCGCTGACCTTGGCGTGATGCCTGTTTACGTGGTTAACATGGGTGCAGGCGGTATGGGTGGCCCAGATATTACCGACACCATAGGCGGTGATGGTAAAGGGCCAAAGGGAATGCCACCAAAGAAAGCGTCAATATTCAATTTAACCAATGCGGCGGCCGCCACAACAATTGGGTATGGTTTAAGTATGGTTCCTACCTTTTCCCCTGTTGACGTTCGACGCGCTTCAGAAGTAGACAAAGCTCAGCTTCCTGAAGGCTTCCCCGTTGCCGCAGGTCTGTTCGATGTTATTGACGATTTTAAGCGTTGGTTTTCTTCTGGTGATAACGCCGCTTCCGCTAGTGATAGCATCGTCGGGATGCAAAAAGGCGAGATGAAATTGAAAGTCGAAGTGTCTGATGACCGCGTAAAAGTCACCCCTACTTACCTGCCTAAAGGCTTCACCATCGACCCAGATACGGGCGCAAATTAAAGGGGCTGTAAATGGCATTTGAAGAACGTTTAACCGCCTCTTTCCGTGGCGTTGAATTCCTACTTGAAGAAGCAGACGGCGAAAGTGGCCGTCGTGCTATTCCTCACGCTTACCCAAAAAAAGAAATTGGTTACACCGAAGATAACGGCAAGGTGTTAACTCAAGAGCGCATCACTGGCCGCTTAGTTGGCGACAATTATCTTGATCAGCTTTCCGATATTTTAGAAGCACTGAATAAGCCGGGGCCGGGTGAATTGGTTCACCCTTGGTTTGGAATTCGTAAAGTGCAAATCGGCAAGGTTAGCCACAAGCTGGTTAACCGCATTGATGGAACGGCCACTATTAGTTTTGAAGTGTTCGAAATGGGCGAAAACCTATTTCCGAACGCCAAGCGCGATACGGCCAACCAAGTTCAAACTGAAGCAACCGCCGCGCAAGTAGCGGCAAATGCAGAGTTTGAAAAAGAATATGATGTTACCGCGCTCGATGGCGTGGGCGACATGGTAGACCAGTTCCTTGATGACTTAGACGAATTCACGCGCGGTTTGCCTTCGCTGCCAGCTGAGCTCCGCGAATGGACTGACCGCTTAATGCGCGCTAAAGATTCAATCGGCGCTTTGCTTGCTTACCCCGGCGACTTAGCACGCGAAACAATGGGCTTGCTTGAAGATGTTAAAAGCGTAGTTAAAGACCCAATCCGCGCGCTCGATGTTTACCAGAACGTGCAAGGACGTTGGGAAGGTATGCGCGCGGAACTGGCCGTGACGGGTGGTTTAAGTCGTAACATCGTCAGCGAAGATGGACAAGCCAGTTCTGTTTCTAGTGTTGCGAACCCAACTAAGCAGCAAGCGATTCTTGATAACGCCCAAGCGTTTAAGCGCCTTACTTTGAATTCTGCTGTTGTCTCTAAGGCTTCAGCGGTGGGTAATGCAAACATTAACCAATCATTGATTGATAGCGTTGAGACTATCGAGAGCCTATCCGGTGCAGAGCGTGACGCTATTTTGACTGGTCAGCAGTTGAAAAGCATTGGCTACGGTATTGCAGCTGAACTTGCTGAGCTCTCGGCCAATGCCGTCGAGCTTGGCAGTTCTTCGGTGTGGCGTCAGTTTCGCGTACTTCGCCAAGCGGTTCTTGCTGACACTCGCGCTCGTGCTGAATTGCTGCCGCAGTTAAGCATCTATCAACCTAAAAGCACTGTGCCAGTGGCTTTAGTTGCATGGCAGCAAACAGGTGACACAGAGCTGCGCAATAGCATTGTGCGACGCAACGGCATTGCTAACCCTGCTTTCATCCTGCCGAGTGATTTGGTAGAGGTGATCAATGGATGAGGTCATTCTAAAGGCAGGCGGCCAAGTTTACGGCGGCTGGACTAAAATCAGCGTGACTCGTTCGCTTGAGGCGATGTCCGGTTCGTTTACTTTGGAGCTAACGTGGAAGTGGCTTGGTTCTGAAGCGCGTTACAAGGCGTTTATGGACCCGATAAAGCAAGGTCAACCCTGCGTGATTGAAATCGGTGGTGAGCGTGTGATTACAGGTTACGTTGACGACTGGATGCCAAGCTATGATGCAGAGACAGTGACCATTTCCGTGAGTGGACGTGACAAAACTGCTGACCTAGTGGATTGCTCTATCGACTACCCGTCCGGCCAGTTTAACAACCAAACCTTAACGCAAATTGCGAGTGCCGTGTGCAAGCCGTTCGGCATTAAAGTGATCGTCAATGCGGATGTTGGCGAAGCGTTCCAGCGCATTCAAATCGAACAAGGTGAAACCCCGCATGAGCTGCTTGCACGCTTGGCAAAGCAACGCGGTGTGCTGCTAACCAGTGACACCTTTGGCAATTTAGTGATCACCCGTGCCAGTAAACAACGCGCAGGCGTTTCGTTGATTCTTGGCGAGAACGTTAAGGCCGCGCGTGGTCGCTTCAGTTATCGTCAGCGTTATAGCAAGTTCACTATTAAAGCTTCTGGTGCGGCGTTCGGCCAGTGGGACTCTTCGCCCATTTCAGCGGTTGGCGGTATTAAAGCTGATGTGAAAGATGAAGAGATAGGTCGCTATCGCCCGTTGATTATCATCAATGAAGAAATTACCACCGCAGAAGGTGCAGCAAAGCGTGGACAATGGGAGCGTCAGCGCAGCATTGGTAAGTCAAATACGGCTGAATACACAGTCACAGGTTGGCGCATTCCGCAAACGGGCAAGCTATGGAACTTCAATACTATTGTTCCGGTTCAAGATGAAATCTTAGGGCTTGATGAGGAGATGCTGATCTCATCCATTTCATTTAGTGAAGATGAAGCTGGTCGATTGGCCGTGGTGGGCGTTGTTCGCCCAGATGCATTAGACATTCCAGCAATCGCAGAAAAAGATACTAAAGTAGGTGGGCAATGGTAACGGAAAGATTTATTGAAAAGCTGCTAGCGCCAATTCGTCGCCGCATTGTAGGCAGTATTTCACGCGCTGTAGTGTCGGACATTAACGACTCTTTAGCTCGCCAAAACTTGCAAGTTAGAATTCACTACGATGAGTCGATGGATAATATAGAGCGATTCCAGAACTACGGATTTAATTCAGTGCCGCCAAAAGGCGCAGAAGCGATACCAGTCGCGATAGCGGGCAACCTTGCTGACTTGGTTGTTTTGGCTGTCGAGGATAAAGACCTTAGGCCAAAAGATGGTGACGATTTAGACGTAAATGTCTATCATGCTGAAGGTCACAACCTTACTCTCACCAAGAATGGCAAGCTAGTCATTTCAGCAATTGACGTTATTTTCGAAGCGTCCAACTCATTCACTATTATTTCACCTGAAACTTTGATTCAAGGCCCTTTGCATGTGACAGGTGGCATTTCTACAGACTTAGGTATTTTCGCAACTGGCGGTATTACGTCTGCCAGTGTTGTCGGCGGTTCAGATTTAACCGCAGGCGGCTTTAGCTACCTAGGCCACTTCCACAAAGACAAAGACGGGAATAATACAACACCACCAGTGGGATAGTTATGAGCGTGAGCATCGTGTTCGACATGATGAAAAATACAGGTGTTATCATCGAGGGCGGGAGTGTTGCAGACGACACAGTATCCGCCCTCGTTTTGATCTCACTCTTCACTGACGCGCGCGCTGATGATTCCGATACGCTGCCAGACGCTTCTAATGACTTGCGCGGTTGGCCCGGTGACACTTTCTCCGATGCTCCTTGGGGCTCTAAGCTTTGGTTGCTTTATCGCGAGAAGATGACAACCGAAGTGCGCAACAAAGCCGTTAAATACGCAGAAGATGCACTGGCGTGGATGCTAAAAGACAACGGCGAAGGCGCAATGGCAAAGAGCGTAAAAGTAACCGGTTCTATTCCTCAGTTTCAAACCCTAGCCTTGAGTATCGCAATTACCAAACCAGATGATGAAGTGATTTCATTGACGGTTTCAAAACGATGGGAGGCGCAACGTGGCGTTTAACGTTCCTACGCTAAAGCAACTGATTGAAAGCGGTTTAATCGACATTGAAACGTCGTTAGATAAAGTTTTACCCAAGTTCGGCATTGAACAAGCGCTTAACTCATCAGTCAGCATGTGCGCTCGTGATTTGTATGATTATCAGTCGTGGATTGTGCGTCAAATCATCCCTTCTACCGAATCTGAAGACCAAACCATTATTGATACCGCGCGTTATGAAGGCATTGTGCAAAAGCTTGCTACTAGCGCGAATGGCCCTGTCACGTTCGCTGGCAATGTGCCCATTCCCGTTGACAGTGTGATGACGCATTCAGATGGCCGCTTGTACCGAGTGACGCTATCGAATGCGCCATCCGCTGGCAATGTGATTGTTGAAGTAGAAGCAGAAGAGACAGGCGCGGCGGGTAACTTGGCTTCAGGGCAAACGCTAACGCTAGTTTCTACTGTTCCCGGCATTCAACCCAATGGCATTACGGGTGAAATATCCGGCGGGGCTGATTTAGAGCCAGTAGCACAAGTTCTTGAGCGATTGCTCTTCCGTAAGCGCAACCCACCAATGGGCGGCGCAGTGCATGACTATGTGGCATGGTGCCGTGAAGTGGCTGGGGTGACTCGCGCATGGGCTTACGATGCTTACCAAGGCGGTTCTACTGTCGGATATGCGTTTGTGTTTGATGATAGAACAGACATCATCCCAACGTTTACAGACCAGCAAGCAATGGATGCTTATATTTACCGCCATAAAGACCCGGCAACGGGTTCAGACGTTGGTCGCCCAGCAGGCACAGAGCCTGTTTATATCGAATTGCAGCTTAAGGTGACAGACTTAAGCATTAACTTAGTGCCGGACAGCGCTGAGTTGCGCTTAAGCGTTCGGGCGAGCATCGAAGCCTATTTTAAAACACTTTCCCCCGGTCAAACCTTGCTGCTTGCTTCTGTTCGTACCGCCATTGGTTCAACCACTGGCGTGACGAACTACACGCTTGATTTGAGTGACGATGTAACAGCAGCATCAAACGAGCTACACGAACTAGGAGTGATCACATGGGCCATTCCTTAGAGCAGTGGTCTAATGCCATTATGTCGCAAATGCCGCGCGGCATTATGTGGCAGCGTTCGCCGTCATTAGAGCTTTATAAGTACGTAGCAGGATACGCGCCAAGGCTTGAAGCGGTTGAAGTAAGTGCAGATTCTTTGTTGCTTGAAATGCGCCCAGACACAACCCGCTCGCTATTGCCAGAGTGGGAGCAGTACTTAGGTTTGCCAGAGTGCCAAGGCAGCAGTCAAACCATTGAATCGCGCACAGCAGCAGTGATTGAAAAGTACCACCGGAAAGGTGGTTTGCAAGCGTGGAATATTGAAAAGCTAGGCGCTGATTTGGGCTTTGACATTGAGGTTGAAGAGCTGTTTCCGCACCACTGCTTGCGCGGTTGTAACTACCCACTTTATGAAGAGAAATATCGCCACCTTTTGCGCATTACGGTGCGCGGTATTACCGAGTCTTACGCTACGTGCTTAGACGACTGTTTAACCCCTTTAGTATCACAAACTGCCGCCATCCTTGAATGCACTTTAAACAAGTTCAAGCTGGCGGGTAAATACTACGAATTTATCTATGAGGAGAGCATCTAATGCATAAGCTACAGAACGGCTCACAAGTTGCAGTGAGGCCAGCCAGAAAGCCGCAAATCGGCACTGGCGGTTACTTTTCAGAAAGCAATGACAGCAGTGCGCCAAGCTACCCAGGGCAAGACTTTTTTAATGACTGTATTGATGAGTTTTCGAATGCGTTGGCGGCAGCTGGGATTGCTTATGATCCTTTAGATTTGACGCATCTATCTAGAGCAATTCAAGAGCTCGGCAAAAGCGCCGTGTATGATGACTTGGTGGGATTTATTCTTCCGGACTCTGCGTCGATATTTCCACTTGCGCGCGCCTTTTTGTGTGACGGCTCAGACTACGCAGTTGCAGACTACCCTAAGTTAATGAGCAGAGTGTTGAACACGCCGATAATGGTTGCACAAACGCTCATTGATGCAAACCCAGAAGAATATGCAGCAAATTATGGCATTAGCGCAGACGGCCTTAGCTTCACTGTTCCAAACTATCCGCTGCGCCCGCATGTGGCTGCGGCAGGTGTGTTTGGGGTTGTTGGTGCTACTGTTGCAGATAAGATTCAAAACATGACTGGTCGGTTTGGAACTTGGGTTAAATCCAATGGCTATAGACAAAGTATGACAGACCTATCTGGGGCTTTTGGTGGTGCGCTTATTGGCGGGGATGGGGATACGGGTGCTGGTTATCGAGATGATGATATTGCAGTGGTAGCTAAAAATATGGGGGCTGGTTCTGATGGAATAAGCGCATTAGTTAAATTTGACGCATCCAGAGTAGCACGAACAGGTACATACACAGAAGTAAACTCATCATTTCTCAATTTTTACATCATTCACGGAGAAAAAGCATGATTCTGTATATCACATCACACAAAACAGGCGAGTTTCTTCGAACTAGAGAAGCCGCGAAGGATATAAAGAATCCAGAACGTTTTGTTATCCCTCCTTATCAAACTCCAAACGCATTACCCGATGATGTACTGGTAGACAGTGAGTATTGGGCTTACTTAGACGAATCAAGCAAGCCAGTACGTGATTACAAGCTTGGCTCTTGGGTTAAAAAAGAGCGACAAGTAAAAGTCACCGCTTATCTCAAAGTAGACTGCACAAAGAAAAAAGAGTTTGATGATAAAACGCTAGTGACTGACGACTACACGCTAGACGTTCCAAAAACTCGATTTGATGAATGGATTGATGACTCTTGGGTAACGAACTTACAAAATCAGTATCAATGGCAAGTTGCTCAAGTTGCTGACAGGCGTGCTTATTTATATCTTGATGTTGATCGTCTCCGTGCCGAATCTAAAAGCGTCATTGAAATTGAAGGTGACGAGGCTAAAGCGGAAGAATATCGACTGCAAGCTAATGCGCTGTATCTAAAAATTCGCGGCGAAAACCCTTGGCCTGTAAATCCAGACGCATAATTTAAACCGAGGTTAAAGTCTATGTAAATGAGCACTGCACTCAGTGCTCATTCTTTTAGTCTGATGTGCTCATTATTGGCGGCGCGCTACAACCACGGTGCTAGTACCATCAAGTATGGCATCAGCGTTGTCAGTATTTCCTTGCCAGCTGCCGATACGGTTCTCGTAGCGGGTTGCCATGTAAAAATAGGCGCGCGCTAGATCGCCTTTAAATTCATCAATAGGCTCAAATACGGTGCCATTATAACCTAGCGTATTGCTTGCACTGCCAAGTTTTGAACCATTACTTGAGGTATAAGTGATATGACCAACTTCGCCAAATGGCCAGTTACTGCGTTTTGCATTGACAAAACCATCAGTGGCAAACAAGTGGTGACCGTCGGAATTCATTGGCTCAACGCTGCCCCCAAACCAACTTTTAGGAAATGAGTGTTCCCTATTGTAACAATCACCTTCTCGTCGATACTGACCACACTGATCGCTGACTTTAGTAAAACTAACACTGTCGTTGTTGTCAGGTTTCTCAGAATAGATATCTAACATTGAACCGTCATTCTCATAGTAGTTATCTATGTCTGCATTTTGTAATAGTGTCCAAATTGCGGAATAACCGCGGCTATTATGATTCTTTATGATGTTGTATAAGGCCGTTTTTAGTTCAAAACCTGTTTTTCCTATCGCGGCTTGATAATAGTCATGGTTAGCGGGAGGTGTTGATTCACCAAGTAATAAGCTGTTTGATTGGTTGTATTGAAATTCTCCACCAGAGGCCAGTATTTCCGAGCCTTTGGCTAAGGAATAAAGACCATTGCCAGAGCCACAGCAAATACCATCACCATAACTGTCATGGATGGTGAATTGATATTCACCATCCGATAAGCATATTTCTTGGCTATAAGATGTGGAGTCTGAGTAATTATTACCCGCATAAATAACCTGTGAGAGGCTGTTTTTTATTTCCCAACTTGTTTCAGAAGCATATTGATCGGTGGTTAAATTCAGAGTCAGGTTGTGAGCGCGACATGTCACATGGCTTGATGGTTGCTCAGCGTTACTATTTTCTGTCTGCGCACTGGTAAGGGGAGAGCAAAGCAGTGCCAGTAGGGTAAGGTATGAAATTTTCGTTGTCAT